GGGCATAGATCCATCCCTGACATCTACCGGCATTTCGGTTACCGGGATAACGGTAAGTATTCGTAAATCATCTCGTGGGGTTCAACGGTTGCTTGAGGCGCGAAATGATCTACTGCATCTCGTCAACAAAAACTCTGTTGACTGCGTATCAATTGAGCACTACTCCTACGCCTCACGAAATTCGCAGGCACACTCAATCGGGGAACTTGGTGGAGTAATGAGACTTGCCCTCTATGAGGCTGGTGTCCCCTTCGTTGAAATACCTCCAACCTGTAGGGCAAAGTTTGCTACAGGAAAAGGGAATGCTGGAAAATCAGAAGTTGTTTCAGCAATATCTGTTCGCACCGGCATCGTCTGGGATGGTGGCGATGGAACAGATCGCTGCGATGCTTGGGTGTTAGAGGAAATGCTTCGATTCAAACTTGGACTCTCGGTAATTGATTGGCCGAAATCCCACACCGATGCCCTAGAAAAGGTAGATTGGTCACCACTAGAGAAACTTACGAAAGGAAACAATAAATGACTGCGATACACAGTATTAGAACATCGCCGATTAGTCAGGTTGAAATCGAGGAGCGAATTATCAAATTGCTTGATGACCTGGAGTACCATACCGAAGCTTTTGAATCTCTCGCTGAAGATGGTGCAAGAAAAGAATCTAGATTGAAAGGTGAATGGGCAAAGGAATACCTATCCGCCAAAGGCTCAATACGTGAACGAGAAGCTTGGGCAGATTACAAACTTGCCGATATGGATTTTGACTACAAGTGTGCAGAGGCGCTGGTTAAGGCCAAGCGAGAAAAACTGCTTTCCCTGAGAACGCAAGTAGATGCTCTGAGAACCCTCAACGCAAATGTCAGGGCTCAGGTATGAACGGAATCCATGAATCTCTAGTTTCCCTTTCCATACCAATTGGCAGTCTTGTTTCCCTTAAGGACAATCCTCGCCGTGGTGATGTTGACGCGATTGCGGCGTCATACAAAGAATTTGGACAAGTGAAGCCGATAGTCGTCATACAAAATGATGATGGGAAGTACACGATTATTGCTGGCAACCACCAGTTTGAGGCGGCTAGAAGACTCGGTTGGGACTCAATCGCCTGCACCGTCTTTGAGGGCGATGCAAATAAGGCTATGGCATTTTCCTATGCCGACAATAGAACATCCGATCTTGGTGGGTATGACGAAGATTTGCTCATGAATCTCATCAGTGAGGTTGGGCACGATTATTCCAGCCTGATGTCTGGTCTTGGTATGGATGAATTTGAGATGGCGGCAATAGAGGATTCTCTGAACAATTCAGAAAGCGAAATACTCACATCTACAGAATTCATTCCCCCAGTGATGATTGAAAACGAAGAGGAGTATGTTGCCCCGGTTGTTCCAAAAGGGAGCGAAATGGATGTGGTGACTCTTGGCAGCACGGCCATACCTGGAATGAAGAAGCCGACGGCTGTAGTTCAGTACACAATTGTGTTTGACAGCGTGGAGCAACAGAGTCGCTGGTACGACTTTGTCAAGTGGCTTAGATCAACTCCGGAAATTGACGGGAACACCACAGCAGAAAGATTGCTTGAATACCTAGAAGCACATTGTGAGTTCTAGTGACTCGGCAAAGGCTGTTTCTTGATGCTTCATGCCTAGATGCCGCAAGAGCGAGAATACGTCACGTTTACGACACCTTTGACACCGTATGCATTCAGTTCTCTGGTGGAAAAGACTCAACTGCCATTCTCTACTTGGCTAAAGAGGTTCACGAAGAGCGAGGACTTGGTCCAGTAAAAGTAATTTTTCGTGACGAAGAAATGGTCAGCCCGATGGTGCTGGACTACGTAATGAAAGTAAAAGAATATCCGTGGGTGGATATGGAGTGGTATTGCTTGCCCTACGGAGCGGAGATTTGGATTCTTGGACGCAGGGAAAGCGCGCTTCTCTGGAGTGGAAAACGCGAGCGCGAGGGTCGCCTAATGAGACCGATTCCAGAGTTTGCCATAACAGCGAAAAACTTTGGCTTGAGTCACGATGAGCCGCTAAAAGAAACAATTGATTACTACACCATGCAGGGGAAGAAGGGTCGTACGGCTTTTATCACTGGCGTACGTGCGAACGAGTCAATGATTCGTTATCGGTCATGCGTACAGAAGTTGCACGAGAATTACATAGTTACCCCGTTTGGCGTCAAGAAGGGATTGCCCCTCAAATTCGCCAAAGTTATATACGACTGGCAAACCAGTGATGTATTTAAATTCATCCTCGAATCTGGTGGAACATACTCCGAATATTACGACTCTGCCGAAATGACTGGGTCAAACACGCGGGTTGGAATACCACTTCACTCCGTCGCCATACGTCGCCTTGGTGATGTTGTTGCAACTGAACCAGAATTTTACGATGACCTAGTGAGGGTGTATCCAAGAATTGATGCTCAGCGACGGCTGTGGCAGGACTTTGATTCCGTCAAGGTCGTTGAGGCTTATTCGCAAAACGGACTAGAGGGGGTTAGTCAGTTTATTTCTGATTTTATGATAGGTCCAACGATGCAAAATGCGGCACGGCGATATGTCTCAACCTTCAAAAAGAAAATGGCACACGACCCCAATTCCTATCCAATCCACTCGCTAATCAGAACACTCTTACTGAACTCGGTCCACACAACTTCTGCAAATCCTTCTGGTCCGGGAACAAAAACCGGAAAGATAATCCAAGACGAAAGGGATGCCAATGAGTGATTTTATTCATGTCAAACCAAGCGAACTAAAACCTGCAACATGGCGAGCAACATATATGCTTTCACCAGACTTAGCAGTCTTGGCGCGCTCGGTTCACAAACATGGAATACTGTCCCCAATTATCGTCAGAAAAGATGGGATGACGATCATTGACGGCCACGAACGATGCTCGCTCGCTTTGAAAAACCAGCAAGTTCGTGAATCAATAGGTGAGACTGTGCCAGTGTCAATAATTGACTGTACGGAGCAAGAGGCAATGATTCTTCATATTCAAATGAATCGTGGCAGAGGTTTGGTCGTGACAAAGAGGTTGTCGGCGCTTATACGGAAACTTCATATTTCTGGGGCCGCCACAGAACAGGATTTATGTATAGCCTTCAATATGACCCTAGATGAGTTTGAGGTTCTATTGGATGGAACCATAGTGAAACATCGGGCAATCAAGGATCACATTTATTCAAGGGCTTGGGTACCCATTGAATCGGATGTCAAATTGGCAGACCAACCCCTGATTGAGGCTCCACCAAACGGCGATAGATAGTGATAAGTGATAACATCAATATAGCAAAATCTGCATATTGGGAGACTCATGCCAAAACCACTTGTTCCAGAACCAGGCGATGAGGACGTCAGCATCCCCCGTCGAATAGGGCGAGTCTTGAAATTTGCCTTTGGCAAAGAGAGAGGCATAAGGAATCCTGGACGAGTTCTAGAATTCGCTAAACGCCAAACTAGGGAAGAGGTTGCTGAGCGCAGAGCAGCACGGGCACGTCGCGCCCGAGTTTTAGGAAGGTAACCACCAATGGCTTTAGTAACAGCAGCAGACCTTAAAACCTATATGGACATAAGTCTGACGAACAGACAGCTAGATGCCGCGGATATGGTGCTTTCTGGACTTCAGAGTGAAATGGAAATGTATCTAAGGCGACCCATCCAGACTATTGAGTACGTTGAGGAACACGTTGTTCCAAGCACTCATACGGGGATCCCTGCATCATCTTTTTTTACTAATTCAAATCCGTCAAACGAATCGTTTACTGGAAACACTCTTGACAACACGACATACCTTGAGCCTCCGGCTACCATTTACCTACTCAACACGCCAGTCGTCAGTATCTCAAGAGTTGTTCTCACCCCATCGGTCAGCGTAAGAACATTTGAAATTACTACAAAATCCCTGACTAGCAATGTTGCCACTTTGACAGCATCAAAGGCGCACAGTTACGCCGTAGGCGATGTCGTGAAAGTTTCAAATATTGATTCAACTTTTAATGGCATGGTTACGATTACGGCAGTACCGAGCTCAACACAATTCCGTTATGCAAAAACAGCAACCGATGTGGTGTCGGTAGCGGTTTCACCTAAAGGAAAAGTTCTACGCAAATACACAAGGGAACTTGAAGAGACAACGGACTACATTCCCCAGAAGTACGGAGTTGATGTATTCAATACATATGCCGACGACATTGTTACTGTCACCTATACCGGTGGGTTGGTAGGAGAGAACATACCTGCCTTGAAGTTGATTATCCTCAGGGCGGCATCTAGGGAGATGCAAAACATGCACGATGATGTGGTTGGCTTGAAGGATTTGGAAACACGAAACGTTGCTCCGCTTCAAACAGGTTTTCTTGAAAGCGAACTGATGACATTGAAGAGGTATCGCAAGAATAGGATTAGTTGATGGCATCCATCAAGATAACGGTTGACGCTAAAAAAGCAATCGCACGAATGGTTGTAATGAAAAAACGTGCGAATGACATGCGACCAGTTTTGTGGAGAGCAAAACAGTGGCTTCGTTTTGCCAACGAAGAGAACTTTCGTCAGGCTGGTCTGCCATCTGGGGGATGGTCACCACTTGACCCAGAGTATGCTGCTTGGAAGAACCTGCGGGAACCAGGTGCCGGAACAATGATTAGAACTGGTCGTCTGTTCAGAAGCTTGACCTCACTGGATGCATCACCGAATAAGATAGATGCTATGGAAGCAACATTTGGAACAAAGGTTGAGTACGCAAAGTTCCATCAGTACGGAACAACAAAAATGCCAAAAAGAAAAGTTGTTTACGAACCCTTGGGATTTGCTTCACGATTTGGCGAGGTTGCGGCTACCTATGTTTGTCATGGGAACACTGCGGCTGTAAGGCAGTCATTGTTGTGACCGGATACTTGATGCATGGACCCCATTTTGCGAAGGAATATATAAACACATATTTGAAAGCAGAACTTCCAAAGCGACTGGTGAGATACAGAAACGGATGGGGTATAAGCAATGCCGAACTCCCCGATCCAGAGGATTACTTTGTGCATGAGCCATTGGTTTTGGATCACTGGCCGACCATTATCACCCTCGTAATATCAACCAACTCATTTGACCAAATAGGTTGGGACTCGGTCCACCCTCTATACAGGGTCAACTATTCAATGAGAACATACGTCTGGTCACGAACCGAGGGTTCTGAGGACACCACAAGGATGAGGGATCGGCTGACAGTAGTTGTCAGGTCGGCACTACTTGACTCCCTCCACATGAATGCCGAGGACGACAGAAAGACCTTCCGTGCCGAAATTGACCAGACGAGCATTCGTGAGGAATTCTCTGATTTGACCCTACTCAAGGGCGACAGGGTGCTTGCTGGTGCGTATATCTCGTACAACGCAACAATTGACGAGATTGTGCACCGAGAGGATATTGCCGAAGTCAGCGAGATTGAGGTTGGATACAAGGCAAATAACCCGATTGGGGTAGCCGTGCAGTTGCCGGCTGATAACACAACAAGCAAGATTGTCGTTGAAAGACCCCCTGCGTAGTCTATTATAGTAACCTATGTTCGAATACATCACACGGGAAAACCCTAAACCAAGTTTCCCAGATGCAGTCATACTGATCAACTCATCGGCCCATATTCGGATTATTGACTCTGAGGGTCGAAGATTGCCAAGTCACTCCACGGCAGCGATCAGTCTAGACGAGTTTCAAAACTCAACGATAATTGCTGACCTAATCGCTTCAGGGAGGTTGGTAGCACTCAATGCACCCAACAAATCTGCCGAACCCGCAAAAACCGTAGAGGTAGACGATCAGCCAGAACAAAAGAAGAAAGCCCGAACAAAGCAATCAGATATAGAAACAATTACCCAATTTGTTAAATCTGATCAAATTAGTGTAAATGAGTCACTAGTTGCTGAACCTAAGCACGAAGATTGGGTATCATCTACTAACGAGATAGTCGATGAAAAAACAACCGATGAGATTTAGCGAGGTCGCACGATGCCAGGCGTAGTCATTACAACAGCAGTTCGCACAGGTCCAGCAGTAACGCTCCTTAATCAATCGTCACAGGCATTCTTTGTAGGCGTTGCCGACCGAGGACCAACAGATCGAGCCGTTCTTGTAACGAGCCTTGAAGAGTTTGAGGGTATTTTTGGGGACTACATCTCGTCTGCTCTTTTGCATCCAACAGTGGAAATGTTTTTTGAAGAGGGTGGAACTCGGTGTTACATCGCTCGCGTTGTTGGTGCTTCAGCCACAACTGGAGTACTCAATCTATCTGATGCAGATGCAGCGACAACGGCTGGTGCAAACTCTGTTGCCATAACCCTCACGGCCAATGGTGCTGGTTCATGGAGCACGTCAGTTAAAGCTGCCGTGACCACAGGAACCGTAGCCGGAACAGTTTCGGTTCAGATCCTCAAGGATGATGTTCAGGTTGCCACGACTGGTAATTGCACCACAAATGCACAAATCATTGGAAAAATCAATGCCCATGCCGTGGCTTCCAAGCTTGTCACTGCAACTGCAGGTGTTTCAAGCTCAATAATTACCACGTTATCTGCTACGGCACTATCTGCTGGAGATTCAAACGCAGCCGGAATAACCGATGCACGTCTCGCTTCGGCATTTGACTTGTTCAATGATGCTCTTGGTTCGGGTGCTGTTGCATGTCCAGAATCATCTGGTCAGGTCGTTTACAGCAAGATGCTCACGCACGCAAATGCTTACAGCAGAGTTGCACTACTTCACGGTCTTTCGGATGACACGATTGCTGAGGCAAAAACATTTGCTCAAACAATCATCGCCAACGAATCAAACCTTGAACATGGTGCGCTGTATTACCCTTGGGTTTACGCACCATCAAATGTTTCTGGCGTAAACAGACTTCTTCCACCAGACGGCTATGTTGCAGCAAAACGGTCAAGAAATGTCAACACAATTGGAACTCACAGCCCATTTGCTGGCGCTACATCAACAGCGAGATTTGCTGTTGGCGTGGTCACAGACATAGACCGCACGAATGGCGATGCCCTAGACGTTGAATGCGTCAATGGAATTCGAATCATTCAGAACTCTGTGAGAATCTATGGTGCTCGTTCTCTATCGCAAGACACAACAAACTTTAGATACATCACCTCGCAAGACACTGTCAACTCAATCGTGACAGAGGCATACAATGCTATTGAGCCTCTAGTGTTCTCGGCTATTGACGGACGTGGCGGTTTGTATGCCAATATTGAAGCACGACTGATTAGCGTTCTTGAAGGTTACAGAATCAATGGTGCGCTGTTTGAAGCATTTGATCAGAATGGACAAAGGGTTGATTACGGATACACCGTAAGATGTGATGCTAAACTTAATCCAACTGCTTCACTAGCCGACGGAAAAGTAAAAGCAAAAGTCGGAATCCGAGTATCCAGTATTGGTGACCGGATTGAAGTTGAAATAATCAAGTCCGCTCTCACAGCATCTGTAACCTCGTAATCCGATCCCGGAGGAAATAAAATGGCAAAAGTAGCACAAAGGCAAGTACTAGCGACAATCACGCCGAGCACGACTAATACGAGCTTCGGTACTGGCACTGCCACGGTAACCCCTCCTAAGTTCGAAATAGGCAATAGCCCTTTTCAGTTCGCCCAGGTGTCTGGTGGAGAAATCACTGCTTCGGTAGAAAAAATCTACGAGGGTGGGAAATCGCGCCCAACAGTGCTTTGCGCTCCAGCAGAAATCGGCGACATCACCGTAACCGCTCACTACGATGACGATGCAGCCGTAGGTGGACTTCAGTCAGCCATTCGTACTGTTCGACAGTTTGTTGGCGTTGGTTTTTACGACGTAACCATTCAAACCTACAATTGTGGTTTGTCGGACAAGAAAAATGATCGTCAATACAAGAATGCTTTGCTCGTTGGGCTTACAGAGCCAGATGGTGACTCGTCCTCGGGTGCCCCAACAACGTTTGCCTTGACATTCTCAATTAGCGATGTAAGCGTTCCAACAGAAGTAGCCCAGTAAATCTGATTTTGGGTTTAGGCGATACTATTATCGCCAATATTTACTTGGTTTAGTTCGTTGAGTAGTTGCGCCCATGCCAACATTAAGAGTGCTAGTTTGCTCTTCATCGACCACTTAACCGAAAGGTAATTATGAGCAACCCACTGTACGACTCCGAGGAAACCAAGACTCCTGCTGAGACCAAAACCAAGGCAACGACCTCGACAGTCAAAGAAGATGCACGTCAAGAAACACTTCTTGACAGACTGAAAGCAACCATTGGGGAAAAAGTTCGTCGTAAGGACATCTTCATTCAAGTACCAGAGCGCGACAATGTTCTGTTGCGAATTAGTCCAAACGTTTCTCAAGCTCAAGTTAGAAAGTGGAGACGAGAAGCAGGCGAAGATTCCAAAAACGGCATGGATGCTACGAAATTTGCAACATTCGTAATCGGTCACACTGCCGAAGGAATCATCATGGGCGACAAAGAAGTTACGGATGATGAAGGCTACTCAATCACCTTTGGCTCAGACCTCATGCTCTCAATGACAAAAACCACGAAACCAGTTCCAGATGCTGTCAGAGCATTTTTTGGACTTGATCCACACGTGGAGGCGGCTGCTCTGGCAATTCTTGATGCGGCTGGGTTCGGCGACACAATCGAGCCTGCTGAGGACCCTACGACGAAGCCTTCGACGAACTAGTCGAAGAGTCGGCAATAAAAACAGCCGCAAGGCTGGGGGAACTATGGGGTACTGACCCCCTTGAATTACTTAGATGCACAGACGAAGAGTGGTTCATACGTATGGCTTGTGCTAAAGTAATAGAGCAGGATCGCGCCGCCGCAGAGCGAAAAGCACAAGGCTAACGGCAGCATCCCGTCCAATCATCTGGAGAGCCCATGGCCGACGAACGCGTCGTTATAAAAATAGAGGTCAAGTCCGATGATAGGGACATTGACCGTACCAGACGGAAGCTTGAGAGGCTTGCTGGAGCTAGGGACAAGGATCGCACATCCAGGGACAGGGATAGTAAATCCAAGAGTAAGTCTGATGGATTAGCATCGCGCGTTCGAAAAACCGATGACAAACTCGCACGAGCGGGCCACAAATCAATGGATAGCGTTTCGCGCAAGTATAAAAAGAGTTTTGATGGTTATGACAAAATGATCAAAATGACCGGCGGAATGATGATGAAATTCCTTTCGCTGTCGGCAAAAGCAGTTGCTCTTGATTTTCTAGCAATGGGCGCAGCGATGATTGCTGTTCATGCGGCTTTCGCTGCTGGACAAATGCTCATGAGGGGATACAAGAATGTAATGTCTCTTGCTGCTGGCGCCATGGCTGGGTTTGTGATTGCTGCTGGTACGGTTGCGGCTGCCCTCAGGGAGCAACAAGCAGCAATGTACGCCTTTTCAGCCAAAGGTGTAGCCACCGAATTTGGCTCTGGGCTCAATCAAGCAAGAATGCAAATGAGAGCACTAACAATGGATGCCGATTTAGCATCTGTCGGTGTTGAAAACTTGGCTGCCGCTTACGGCGAGATATCAAAAAACGGAAAATTCACCAGTGCGTCAAAAGAGACCCTCAAGGGTTTGATGGACTTCGCTAGTGCTGGCATGGACATGAAGGAGGGAACCAAGGCTGCTGGTTCACTTATTGCCACACTTCAGGATACAAAAAAGAGTTATTCGGATGTGGTGAGTGCTGGAAAAAAATTCAGTCCCCAAATGAAAAAAGCACTTGAAGAGTACGAAAAATCACAAGGAAAAAAGGGTGGAACAAAAGAAGCACTCACTGCTGCAATAACTTCTGGCGCATTAGCAAAACTTGGCGGCGTGGATGGGCAGTTTGCGGCGGTTTCTGGCACATTGATAAACACGCTCAAGGGTCAAATGAATATGATGCGCGGACTGTTCGGTGACTTTGGTCAGCAGTTTCTTGAACCAGTGAAAAAGGAAGCTAGAGAAGTTTTTGAAATAATGAGAACTGCATTGTTCAGAATGTCAGGTGACATTGCTGATTTCGGAAAGAGTGGATTCATTGACAAGATTTCAGTTGGTGCTCAAAAGTTGGCAGATCTTTCGGTCAAATTGATACGTGACTACTTGCCGAATGCAGTAGGTATTTTTGAGCGCTTCGGTAAATTTTGGGAAAAATTCAAAGACGGTTGGGACGGCATGCTTGATGGTCTACGACCCTTGATAGATGGTGCAAAAGTTCTTGAAAATATGGTTATGAATATATTCAGACCGATAGGAGCTTACCTAAAGGACTCGTTTGGTGAATTCAATAGATTGAT